GCCTCCGCCACCCAACAACCCTAACTTTGATACGAAGTTGGGGTTGTTACTTTTTTGTCCGGAAAGGTACATACCTATTGGGTTTTGTCCTGTGCTCCGTGTAAACCGCGCTCATTTTCAGGCTCTTTTTTTCCGATTTTTCCGGTTGGAAAAGCCATTTTTACACGGAACACGCAAAAGTCCCGTTTTACCATTACCTTTTGTTACCTTTCATAAAAAGTGTTACATTCCGTGTACGGGCCTTCCCCAGGCAAAAACATGGAATAAAAAAAGCGGCATTACGCCGCTCGGGGACTATTGGTTTTTGGCTTTCTGAATATTCCACCAGTCCGTTTTGCACCTGACGCAGCAGAACCGCTGGGTTGATCTTGCAGTCGTGGGGAGATACCGATTGCACATCGCGCACCTCCTTCTCACCTTCTGATTTCTGTAGCGGGACATAAACATTTTTGCGGCTGCCAGCGTCACGCCGGTTTCCTCTGCGATCTCCCTGTACGTTTTTCCGTCGACTCTCATTTCCATTACTCGCTGTTTTTGCTGGTTCGTCATCGTATGCTCCTCCATTCGTATGATTTGTTTGCACCATCGCTATCCCATAACCCACAGGACAAAAATTGCCTGTTTGGCAACCTACGCCAAAAGAAAATGGCCAGAGCGTTAATCTGCTCTGACCGTGATCGTGTTCTCTCCCCGGAAAAGGAACTCCGCGCTGCCATCTGCGTGAATCGTCATCTGCGTGACAAGCAGGTTCCATGCCTGTTCATTCCAAACTGCTATGGGCTCCTGCTGAGAACGCAGGCTCTCGACAAAGCACTGGATTTCCTTGCTCCGGATGACCCGGCTTTCCCGTTCCTCCTTCAGGCGAGTGAGCCTTGCGTCAGCTTTCCGGTAGCGCTCGTCCAGCGCGATTGCCTTCTTATCGAATTCCTCGGTTGTCATGCTGGAAACGGCCCTCTCCCGGATAAGCGCCTTGTTCCTTGCAACGACGATGTCTCTTTCTTCTTCGGTCTGCGTTATCTTTTCATCAATGGAGCTGGTATCGGCCAGCATTTCAGCCAATTCCTGCGTTTCCTCAATGATTACTGTCTTGGTTCGATAAAGGATATCCGCCGCCTTGATGAAAAGCGTTTTGATGGTTTCCTCAGTCAGATTAGGCGTTGCGCAGCGGGTGGTACAGCCTTTAGTGTATTTCCGGTTGCACCGCCAGATCACTTTCCGACCGGGCTGGTTGGAGTGCCAAACCTTCTGGCCGTAATAGCCGCCGCAGTCACCGCAGATCACCCGTGATGCGAAGAGGCTGTTCCCGCTGAACGCACGACCGATCTTTTTCCGTCGGCGCAGTTCCATTTGCACCTGCTCAAATTCCTGGGCTGGGATAATCGCTTCATGGTTTCCTTCCACGTAATACTGCTGCACTTCTCCATTATTGACTTTATGCTTTTTAGTCAGGAAGTCAACGGTGAAGGTCTTCTGCAAAAGGGCGTCACCCCTGTATTTTTCATTGGACAAGATATTGGTCACCGTTGATTCATACCATTTTTTCCTCCCGCTCGGCGATGGGATGCCATTCTCTTCGAGCATATGGCATATGCCTATAGGTGCCATGCCCTCCATAAACTTCCGGTAGATCAGGCGGACGATTTCAGCCTGTTCTTTGTTTACCACCAGATTGCCGTCCGGGCCTTTGTCATAGCCGAGGAACGTGCTGTAAGCAAGGCTCACCTTGCCGTCAGCCATCCGTTTGCGATGCCCCCAGGTGACGTTTTCCGAAATGCTCCGGCTCTCCTCCTGGGCAAGGCTGCTCATGATCGTCAGCAGCAGTTCGCCTTTTCCGTCAAAAGTCCAGATGTTTTCTTTTTCAAAAAAGCATTCTACACCATGCTCTTTCAGCTTCCGGATGGTGGTCAGGCTGTCCACAGTATTCCGGGCAAAGCGGCTGACGCTCTTGGTAACGATCAGATCGATTTTCCCGGCAAGGGCGTCTACCACCATTTCGTTGAACCCATCACGGTGCTTTGTCGAGACCGCGCTGATGCCCTCATCGGTATACACCCTGACGAATTCCCAATCTGCGTGAGAATGAATGAAACGAGTGTAGTAGTCCACTTGGGCTTCATAACTGGTGTATTGTTCCTCTGAGTCCGTACTGACGCGGGCATACCCCGCAACCCTGCGCTTTGCCGTTGTCAGGATAGGCGCTGTGGTAAAAATATTCTTTGTTGGCGGTATCGCCGTAATCGTCTTAGCCATGGTGGGCCCTCCTATACGCATTTTGTCGTGCTTTTTCTCTCATTTCCTCTGTCCAGCTTTCAGCCCTGGATCGATCCTTCCACTCAAGGGAAAGCACCTTTCCGTCCAGCTTGTGCAGCTCCAGGGTATTTGGCCCGGTGGCAATGATGTAATCAACCTGATTTTTAAATACTTCCGGAATCCAAGTATCCAGCCCCAATGCTTCAGCAATGACAGTTTTCAGTGTGGTTTCAGGGATTTTCTTGCTTTGGCAGTACTGCTTTCCTTCTTTGTAGTACGTTGGGCATACCCAGGCGCTTCCCCGTCTGACGCTGACCCGGCTGAAATTCTTACCGCAGTTGGGACAGCGAATCATTCCTGTCAGTTCGCTGGTCTTTCCGTCCGGCCTGTCGGAATGCTTCTCTGTAATTTCGGCCAGCCGTTGCTGCACAGCCTCAAAGGTTTTCAGGTCAATCAATGCAGGGTGCGTTTCTGTGACGTAGTATTGAGTGAGCTCTCCTTGGTTGGGAAGCCGCTTTTTCTCCAGGTGATTATTGATGAATGTTTTCTGGAGTAGAGCGTTTCCAATGTATTTTTCGTTTTTCAACATGTCACTTATCCGGGTGCTTTTCCACTTACCACCCAGAGCGCCGAAGTGTCCGGAGCGATTGAGCCAACGTGCGACAGAGTTCAGGGTATCCCCCCTGGCCACCCGTTCAAACACCTCTTTCGCAATCGGCCCTTCAACAGGATCGATCTCAACTTTGTCTTTTGTTATCCTGTAGCCAAACATGAAACGCCAGCACATGATCTCGCCCTGCTCGTAAGCAGACCTGATGCGCCATTTCTGGTTATCGCTGGCTGATTTGCTCTCCTCCTGAGCGAAAGCGGAAAGGATCGTAAGCATCAGCTCGCCATCGCTGCTCATGGAGTGAATATTCTGCTCTTCAAAGAAAACATCCACTCCCAGCGTTTTCAGCTCCCGAACGCTCTCCAGCGACGTGACGGTATTCCGGGCAAACCGTGAAACTGATTTTGTGATGATCATGTCGATTTTTCCAGCCTTGCAGTCTGAAAGCAAGCGCTGGAATTCTGGCCTTTGGTCTTTCGTTCCCGTGATGGCTTCATCGGCATACACGCCTGCATATCGCCAGGCCGGATTATTATTGATCAGATCAGCATAATAACTGACCTGGGCAGCCAGCGAATGAAGCATGGCGTCTTTGCCCGATGATACACGCGCATACGCCGCGACTCGCTTCAGTGCTTGCAGGGTAGGTTTTGCAGGCACATGCGTTACCCTTTTTTCCATGGTCACACCCCCTTTGTAGTCTGGCATATTACCTCTGAATGGGGGTATAAAGCAAGCGATAATCGAGAAAAATACTGGCTTCGGGCACACCGTTCTTTTCGCGTGTTTTCTTTTCAAAGGCGTAAAATTCTCTCTCGGTTATCAGTGCTTCTGAAAGCAGCCTGTCAGCCATGGCCATTGCCGAAATATAGGCTGTCAGGCCCTTGTCGTCATATTGAGTGAATCCATCTGTTTTGGTTTTCCCGCTCATTTTTCCTGACGCTCCAATCTGAAGGAGCCATAATCGTTCCACTCCTTCAGTATCCACAGGACAAAAAAGCGTGGTTTGGCAACCGGGCAAAGAAAAAAAGGCTCTGCCCGAAAGCAAAGCCCAAGAATAAGTTTAAGTATCCGTCAGTTCTTCAAGTGGATCTGTGATCAGTCTGCGAAAGATACCAGTGAATAGCATCGGATCAGGTTGTTCCCCTTTCAATCTTAATCGTACTGCCAGCCTTCGCATTCTGGTCCACTCTGCGGATACATTATAAAGAGCCTGATTTGCGGTTGGATCAGAATATACACCGCGTCCATTCCATGAATCTTGATCTCTTTTCTTTTTGCCTGGGGGTCTGCTCTGCAGTTGTGTGGGCCGATTGGCGTTGCTATCACCAAGCACCAGATCATAAGGATCGATTTGAAGGATGCGGCATATTTTCAAACCCAACTTAATATTAACGGAGGAAAAAGGTTGCTCTCCATATTCCAAACGTTGATATTGCCTGACCTGAACTTCTAACTCTGTAGCCAATTGCAACTGCGAAAGGCCTGATTTTTTGCGGGCAGAACGTAGCATTTGAGCCTCACGTGTATCCGTTCTTTTCACACGAACACCTCCTCGTCAGCGTCGTATTACGCCATAGGTGTCGTGGTTTATCAAGCAATATCGGACAGAGTTATCAGTCTGTTCAAAATCGCCTCAGAGAAGTAAAAAGTCAGCAAACCGCCCAATTGATAACAAACTGATAACTTTCCCGCCTTCCCCTTCCAATGGGCCTCTTTCTACGGTAAACTGTCCGCTGAAAAAAGGCTTCCGCAGCCCTGGGAGCCACCGAATACTGGAGGCGATTGAATGATTTTGGAGGATTTATACCGGGGCAAGTATGCGCCTATTGAAAGTATGGCCGTT